ACAGCGTCAATCTTACAAAGCACCGGAATAAAGCTATTATATTTAACCCTTATCTTCATCTACTACCTTAGATAGCTAAACCCAACGTTATATATAATCGCCCCTGATGTTGTCGGAACTATTTGCATCCTTAGATAACCACTTGTGCTACCTGGAACTATCGCACCAAAATTACTACCACTTGCTGTCCTACGAACCGACCCTGAAATACTAATGCTACTAAACCACGAGATCGCTTCTGGAACACTCATATCAATCTCACATATACTTCCACTTGTGTTGTTCTGAGTAGAAATACTGAGCCATCCGAATACTACATTACCAATCACCACGTATCGTCCATTTGACGGAACCGCTGTATTGCAAGTACCTGTTACATAATTAAATGCTGGCGAATTCCACGCTACAGACTTATACATCGCTAAATCTTCATTGCCAAAATTGATACCATTAAGAAACTTCTTTACACCACCAATATCTTGCGCTCCAGTACTTAAAACACCACCGTTAGTTGCTCCGTTAGCCGCTTGCAACTTCGTAGCCAATATTCCTGCGTCACTCTTAATATCAGCGTTGACTATCGAATCATCATCTATCGACGATGAAGTGACTGTACTTGTACCAATCTTACCATCTTTCAATAAAACACTATCAACCGTAACCCCATTATTGCTCCCAAATACTTCGTCTATTGTGTCGGTTGTTAATTTCTTAGTGTCGGGAATTTCTGCTCCGTTGGTGAGTTCAACCGGACCATTGGCACCCCTCAATTTTTCAGCGACTAACGTTGCTAGCTCATCGATAGTTACAGTCATAGCTTCAGCATCAACACTAACGAGTGTTTTTTCTTGAGATGGAATACCAGATAGAACCCTAAACCACATTCCCTCTATACCTGTATTGTAATAGCCGCCGTTCCATGCCTGCACGTTTGTGGAAACTGTTTGAATGTCGGTTTGCAAACCAACTAGGACATGTCCTAAAACGACTGAGATATCCGTAACTACCACAAGATATGTCAAGCCATTACTGGTAGCGACTGGCGAAGAAAACTCCACCAGCGTGGGGGTTCCAAAAGCCACCGGTAAGAGACTAACGTCTAGTACAGTAAACCCTAACTCTGAGACTCCAGTCGAATCGTAAATAGACACCTTGAGTGTCCCTGTGGCGCTATTACTGTTGTAAAGATCCAACTCAACGTTAGTTACGCTAGAACCATCTGACACAAAATCATCGGCTACTCTCACACCGGGTGCATCAAAACGTAAAAAACAACAACCGTTCTCGGTTACTGTGTACATAGTGGTATCCACAATAACTGTAGAAGGGCTTCCGTTGGTCCTCGCTACAAGTTTTACTTTTCCACCTGTATTTCTTGACTTCAAAATCAAGTCAGACGAAGCAGAAAACCCTAAACCTGAAAACAAAAACAACAATATTAATAATTTTCTCATATCTTACTCCACAATTATTCTTACAGGTTCGCTCGCACTAGGCGTTAGCCCGTCGATATTTCCTTGAAGATAATGATTTGAATCATCTGTCACCCAAACCAAAGAGCCGATTGTATCAACATTAGTCCAACCTTTACCGGTCAACTTTTGAACTGCTCTAATATTGGCTGGATAATCATAGTATATTTTAGTGCAAGGCTTGTCGGTATCGGTCGCAGTCAATTGACCAGATCCGTCGAATAGGAAAATATTGCCGTCATTAATTGGTTTGGCAAATGGCAATGCGGTCGGACCTGAAACGATTCTATATTGCAAGGTTACTGACGGAGTCTTACCGGTCCAATCCAAGTAAATATTATCGTCATCCCAGTCAACGACCACTTCTCTAGGATCAAGATTTTTAATCCGTCCCGAAGTCCCTACGGTCAAATCCCATTCTTGAAGAACAAGACCGACGATGTCCATCTTATCGTCTAAATCATGAGTTAAAGATGCTGGAGTCGTCGAGATCCAATCTGATTTGTAACTTCGAGACATATCAACGACTGCGTTACTTATCTTCGGCACGAAATATAAAGCGATGTCAACTCGATCATTACCTGTGAACGTCAATCCGCTAAAGTCAAAATCAATCGCGGAACTAGTTATGTCGGTAACAAAACTCGATGCCGGAAGCGGAGTGGTAATGTCTCCCGATTCGGTCCAGAAGGTTAAAAATATCAGTTGAGGAATCGCATTAAACGTATAAGTTGTAGTTTTTGTCGATGCCGAACTATGAGAATCCAATTTCTCTTCTAGGTAAGAAAAATAAGAAGATAAGTAATCATGTTTTTTAGTAGGAGCTGTTTTATAAATTCCTCCCGCCCACGTTGTTCCGACTGTCAAGATAGAACCGAGCGGAATGTATCTCTGCTTATTTATTTCATCAATGTCTTTATCGAGTAAAACGAACTGGTCTTCTTGATAGATCGTATGAACTTTAAGCCCATTGTCTGATAAGACCGATTCCGCACCGATCTTGGTGATGTCTACACACAACCAATAAAGAGTCGCATCTGCCGGAGTCGCAATGAGATTTGTTAGATCGACCTCAACATTTACCGGAACATCTGTCGTCACGTTCCCAGAGATCAAAATCCTATTGTCAGGTAGCCAGTATTTGCCTTTTTTAACTATAGCTGTTTGATCAGAAATACCTTGAAGCTTAAAGCTAGTATCTTCTCCACCGCCAACTCCAGACCCGCCGCTATGCCGATGAATACGTGAATCAGATCCAACCTTGTTCTCAATGATAGCTGTCGCTGATCCGATGGTCTTATAAGCGGTTGTCGAAGTCGATTCGAGATCAATAAAACCGATCGGAACACCATCAATGTTTGAATAAAGAGCGCCAGCGTCTTCAAGTGCTCCAGCCGAAGCTTGTTCTGCGCCAAAAAAAGAATCGACTTTATTAGCGTCAGCCACGTATTTAAAAACACATCGAACAAATTTCCCAGACCCGCTCACTGTCGGAAGTGTAAAAGTACCTCCTGAAGTAGTGACCTCACCAACCGGCGCAACAATCCCAGTCTGAAAGTTTATGGTGGCTCCCGCGTACTCTTGAATAGTGTCTTCGATTGGGGGAGTCGTCTTTTCAGATCCATCTCCCGATTCAATCTTATTACCAGAAATATTTAAAGTCGCTCCGGGAGTCGGATGATTTGCAAACAACCGCAAAGGATATGAAGTGTTTTTGTTCACCCTGGCAAGCAAATCTTTAAGCAGTTCGTTCTCTTTAGAACCGATAGCCTCATGATCAATAAGAGTCTTCAGTTCGTCTACAAAGCCTTGAGTCGTCATCACTTACCCCTATATCTCTCTTTGTAACCATAAGTCTGTTGTCGTTGCAGAAGCCACACCGTCAGCAGGTTCAGCCCATCCCAGCTTAATTGCGGTCGGTGTTAGAGTTAAAGCGCCAGCAGATCCCAAATAAACAACCTGCCCAGGAGTCGCCCCTAAACCAGAGACCGCACCAGGACAGCTTCCCGCTCGAATAACCGTTCCAAAAGTTCCATCAGCAACCGTTCCAGTGACCAAGCCGATAACTAATGTCGCTGTGCTCACATCGGCCAAAATCATCGATCCATCACTAGCGTCCCAAGAAACAACTTTGTTCAAAGCTATTGGAGATCCTGAATTGTTCTTACATAATTTGCCAAGCTCTCGACCGTATTGTGCTGCGGTCCCTTCTTGAACACCAGAAACCTGCATGCGAAATTCAATGCTGCTACCATTATTAACCGGTCGCCTCAATTCAATCTCGTCACCGATCCCAGCACCAATATTTGCCGACTCGATCCAGTCAAGACTTGATCCCTGTTTTACAGCCCGTCCGTCTATTCTCACTTCAAGTTGATGGAGTCCGGTTTGATAATTCTGATTTCCACCGAGACCGAACGGAGGTGGAAGTTTTATCTTCGATCCAATCTGAAATCCCGCACCTCCATCAGAGACAACGTATTCTTCATATGCAGGTCCAGCGACCATTGAATAGATCAGACCAACCATCGCATCGGTTTCAGAAATTGCTCTGGTAAAAGAGCCGCCAGGAGTAATGAAATTGGTTGAAAAATAAGGAGGCGTCGAATCAAATTCACTTCTAAGCCCTGTGGCCGTAAGCCATTCATCAGTTATGCCGTCGCCTAGTTGAGTCGTCTCTCCGTCTTCAATCTCAACCGACTGCCAACCGTTACCGAAATAGATCTTAGTTCCAGACCTATATGCAATTATATAGTGTCGAGTATTATCAGGATCGATCAAATAATCAGCAGACGCTACTGTTGAGACCGCTAACGGTCCTCCCGGAGTAGTGCCTTCTCTCGGCAGAGTTATATAAGCCAACTCTCCATCGGCCAAATTGCTTACCGTTTGTGCCGAGACCGTATATTCGAACGCCCGTCCTGGGGCAATGATCCTAAGATCATCAGACCAAGTAAGCTCAATACCACTGAAACCACCGGCCATGCCGACAGGGCCGAGCGTCCTTCCGTTAGAAAGGCTCTCAGTAATTGAAATGTTTCCAACTGTTCCATCTGTGTCGTGCACCAATTCTATTCGATCCCCATCTCCAGATGAGGCAGTTATGATTAAAGCAGAAGACCCGATCGCTGAGAGCATCGCAGTCTTGACATCAGTCGATGAAGCTTGCTCTGCAACCGTCACCGCATTTGCAGGCCCAGAGCTATTAGTATCAAACTCAAAAGTGACAGAAGTCGATCCATCGTCGATCGTAAACGTGTCTCCATCAAGAATGCCTGTCAAAAGGTCTGTAGGGATCGCATTTAGCGATCCTGACGCTGGTTTAGGCAAATTCCAGCTAATATTGCCACCGTCAACTAAAATGTAATTGATGCGCTCTAAGAGCCCTAGAACCCCAACTCCAGGATTTCGATACCACTCGTCAGATGCGGTCCAGGGAGCAAGGTCTTTTGCTTCTTTAAGAGATGTCTTGAGAGCGTCCGAATCGTTCTTGATTGAATAGATAGTTTTGTCTGTCCTGGGAGATCCGAAATCCCAGTCTGAATCGAGATGATAAAACACATCTCGGCTATCGACTATTCCAGATATCGACCCACCCGATGTAGTTACTTCTGCCAGAGGAATCCGATCAGGCCGAGCGGCAGAAAAAGAAATAACATTGCTAACAAGACGATGAGAGACGTTGATATCGACGGTATCGACAGTTTGAGTGAACTCTTCGCCCTGTCCACTGTTTGCGGTCGGGTCCCAGATCGCGACAGAATCCTCACCAGTTGTTGTTGAGTAAAGTTCGACTTCAACATAATTTATAGAATTATCCTCAAGGTCTAAAAGTAAATCATCACACGATGTATCTCTTACAGCTAAAGATTCATCGCCCACCCTTTCAGAGTTGAAAAGAACCGAGTCAATAGATTTATTGAGCTTAATTTCAAGTCCACCGTTGTCTGATATCAGCCAGTTTTTAACAACCTTGTTCTCGGCTGAAATAAAACTCTTATTGTAATGGTGGAATTCTTGACCGATCAGATCCATCATTGCTTTATAATGTGGGAGATCAAATCTCTGATCGGGTGTAATTCTGGTTTGCTTTTGCACTTTATTTACCTCTTAACACTTAATCTCAGGACTAATTATAGTCCAATTAATAACTACTCCAGCCGCAATAATTGATTCAATAATTCTCTGCGCTAAAACTCTAGCTGCCGTAACACCAACCAAATAAACTTTGTAGTCCGATCCATACTTATCCGGTTTTGGATTTGGAGTTTTTATAACATTAACCAGTTCACCGCTCGTATGGTCAAACAAAAAATTATAAGAAGGGTCGATTAGAATAGTCGAGTTGTTCGGTCGTCCATAATATTTAATCAAGATCTCTTGATTTGGTTTACCATAGTTGAACATCAAAAGACCCGGTTCGTCCGGTATTCCAGATGCATCAGTCATTGTTAGATTGGGAGTTACCACTCCAGCCGTTATTGATTGCCCTAAAATACCTCGATATTTTGTCACCACAACCGGAGCAGAAGGATCAGTTATAAAAGAACCTGGATAATTATTTATCCCTGCCATCATAAAACGTTCGCCAGCCGTGAATAAGGATAGATCAGCCCCCGCCCCGAACTGAACACTGTTATCTCCAACGGTATTTGACACGATAATTTCGAAGTGAAGACCTTGAGCGATCATCGCATTTGCAAGTTCATCTTCTTTTAGTTCCTTATCATCACCATCAAGACTGATAACAAGCTCTTTGGCGACATTATCGATTGAGTCAATAATTCCAGAATAATTATGAAAATGGTGAGATCCCGCAAGCGATCTTCTAAGAGCAGGGACCGATGAAGGAATCTGGATCTCAATTTGATTTGGTCTGACTTCTGCAACAAAAACCTTTGGGTTGTTCTCTCCAAAAAATATATCCAAGACATCCTTGACCGAAGGGAGAACTTGTTTAGGAGCGAAACTTAAAGCTGGAATGAGCCTTCTAAACAGCACATCGCTCAAGTTAAATTCGGACGGTCTAAAAACACCTACGTTCGATCCCAGCCAGTTGAGATAGTGGGCTTGAGCGGTCGCTACATAAATCTGCTCTTTAGCGTCATTGATAGCCTGAACAACGAGGTCGTCTTCTCCGGCCCATGAATAGAGGAGCCCTCTAATTCCGGGATTCGTGTACGGCTTGATCAAGCTCGGAACGTACAATTGCATTTTTTTAAGTTTAGAAACCATTATCCAACCGTAATATTATCTTCTGTTATTCTCGCCAACTCGTTATCGGCTATCGCAACATTCTCTCTTGAAGAGCAACTACTGCCAGCTATAGTCGCGTCAAAAACCCCTGCGACCGTCTTAACTTCAACAATCACTTCAGACATAATGACATCATCGCTCACTCCAAGACCATTTATGTAGTTCGATATAACTGATTTTATAGTGTTGGTTATTGAGCTTAAAGACACCCCGGAATCAGTAGTGATTTTCACTTCAATTGTTTGCGGCTTTTTAACCGGCTCAATTACCTCGACATGAACTCCAGCCGCTCTAATCCCATCATAACCTTCAGCTTCGTTTCCATCTACTGCCCACTGAGTTTCTTGAGCGAGCCCTGTGAAGTGTCGATACGCATCAACTCCGCGCTCTTCGAGTTGGAAATTCAGTTCGCTATTTCCAGACCCGCCTGGGACCGCGATAGCTGCGTCTTCTGTAGTTTGAAGAGATGAAAGTTGAACTTTTGTTCCACCAGAAGACAGGGAGACTTCTGTTTTTGTCGATATGAGAGTGACTTGTCTGTTGTTCCAGAACTCAACCACTTGAGAAGCTGTTTTTGGGATAACTTGATAAGCGTCTCCTGATGATGCGATTGTCTCGGTAACGCCCTCGTTCTCAACCGAGAACGTCCCGGTCATCGTCCCTATACTTCCATCAGCTCGTGCGCCTGGATCTACACTAGTAACTAAGATATCTCCGAGGTCACTTGTGACTGTAAACTCGGAATCGGCATGCAGTGCTGATCCGATTTTACTTGTTACGGTTGTATCGCTATCTGCCCCAAGTATTGTGGAGACCTTTATAGATCGATCTTTACCGTGAGTAGGTTCAGTAGTTGGAACATAGTCAACACCTTCGTTATCAATCCAAAATGCTCCACCAAAATTCCCCAAAGTGCCGTTTAACCTTGCACCGGGAGTCGCGCTCGTAACAACAATCTCATTACCATTTTCGATTGTAGCTGAAAATTTAGAGTCGGCGTTTATTGCAGCAGCAATCTTCCCAGAGAATGTCGCATTGTCATCAGCAGCTATTATGGTGGTTATCTCGACAGACCGATTTTTACCGTGAATAGGTTCTGTCGTTGGAGATCCATCATTAAGGTCAATCCAAAACGCAACAGTCCCAACGTCGTCGGAGACAGACAACCACGCTCCGCTCCATGCGTTAGGAGCATTAATTCTAAAACGAGTGACCTCAGTTTCTTCAAGATTGGAATCTACCCAAACTGCAACCGAACCGGCAGCGTCGTAAATTGTCAAATACTTACCGTCAACATCTGTACCGTTATCAGTTATATCAAATCGAGATACCTCGGATTCTTCATTTAAGATAAGGGGCGTGTCAAGTGTGAGGACTCCGGTCCCTGGAACATAACTATCAATATTCGCGCTCTGTCCTTCTAGATCGCCACCGACCATTATAAATTTGTAATCCTGGAGATTAGCCGCAAACGGAAATGAATTATAAAGTTCTGTATCGACAACAATCGTCGAACTAGTCACTCCAGTCAAATCGGCTTGCTTAAACAATGGAACCGTGAAGGTGTTCGAGACATCGTCGTCAACCACTGACAGGATATAATCATCTCTATTAAAAACATATGGACCGGCATCAGATTCCATTCCAGGCCGATGAGAAATAAAGTTCTCGATCAGATCGGTTGGAAATGATAAGATACCGTTCGCTCCACCGGCTGCTATCTGAATAGATCCACCATTGATGGTATTGGTCGCAATTTTAACACGACTTCCACTTTCAACTGTACTGGCAAGAACTCCGCCAACTCGATCATTTATCGCAGCAGCAACCTCCGTTGCGGTCGCTGCGAGATCATCTGCGAAGTCTGCTAGTTGAAAAGTTATCGACTTCGATACTCCATCAACATCTAAATCTAAATCAGTTGCCGCTAGTCCATTGAATGTTCCGATCGCACTTACGACAAGTGCCCTGGTATCAGAAGACCCGAATGTTAATTTATCTCCAGGCTCTAAAGTTTCTGTTAATTCGATCTGACCGACGAACCGATTGAGGAGATAATTATTAGGGGACCCGACCGCTTCGCTTTCTGAGAATTGAAGCAGTTCGTTTGCAAGGCACACTCGCGCTCTATTGATCGAAGGAGATGTTGCAGCAGCTTGAGTCCTCTGGATTCTAATCCAATAAGCACTGTAGCCTTCAACCGAAGTCTTCAGCCATCGATGGAGATATGGGAATAAGATAACTCCAGATTGAGAGAGCCCTTCTGTCCCGTCAAATGCGCTAAATTCCGTCCAACTAGACCCGCTCCAGTATTCAAAAACTGGGATTATGTCTGTCGCTCCTGCGGTCATTGCGATCGCAATTGAATTAAAAGCAACATCATCGTGGCCGAAATACATGTAGTCATTTAAGGCGGCAAAAACTGGAGTGTCTGCGCCAGCATTTTGCAGATCAGTAGTCCTATCAACATTTGCACCGAGTTCCTCGCTGAAGATCTTGGAAAAATTCTCAACAACTCTTACTTTTGAATCAGCACTTTTTTCAGAGTTTGAAGATATCGTTACCCTGGTGTCTGCCGATGAAGGCTCGCATACTGCTCCAGGCAATTGAGCATTTATCACTTCAGACATTTCTAAAGCATTCACACTTGCTGGGACTATAAACGATGTCGGTTTGATCCAAACATTTATAATATTGGCTATTTTACTATCAAGGATAAGAGATAAGTGTCCGTTGTAGGTGTTCACGTTAAAAACTGCGGTCGCTCCAGATTCAATCGATGCGACTTTACCGTCTTTAGATAAGAGACTGAGAACGTGATCTCGATACAAATAGAGCTTCGATGTGAATTTAAGATCTGTTTGAAAATTCAAAGCGGTATTTGCTGTCCCACCACTACACCGGATCTCTTCTCCAACATTCTCTCTCGAAAATATTCGAACCTTTGTTCCACCGGCAGACAATCGAGATTCATATGTTGACGAAGATGAATTGATCTTTTCAAGAACTTCTTGAGCGGTGGCTGCTCCAGGGACCGCAAAATCAGAATCGACAAATGTAACCGTCTCCTGCGCTCCGCTTATCTCAATAAATAAAGTTGAGTTATTTGGTATATTATACGGCTCTTCGTTCTGAGTCTCGACCGATGCCTTGACCATTGGAGTGTTGGCGGCTTTAAGATATCGCTCACCCCCTGTAGCTGCCGCAACCACCTCTTCATAACCCACCCTCGAAAAGTCGGATATAAAGCCCGTACCATCGTCTATAAACAGTTTTACTACGTCTGTGGGCACTGTGGCATCTCTGAGAAAAACGCTCGTCACACGCTTATTGTCGCTCTCTGAGACGAGGCCGGAAACTCCTGTGATAATCGCCCGTGGAGTTCCCCTTGAGAGACTCTGAATATGATCCTTGATCCGATCCCTCAATGCATCGTCAGTTTCCTCTGCAAGCCCGTTTGTCACCCGCTCTGGGTTATTTACGATCGCAGTAGAGAACGGTTTTGAATCATAAAGAGATATCGATCCGATCGGGACATTTGATCCGACCCCAACTGCCGTGGCTGTGACTGGGACTTCGGTAACTTCAGATTCACCGTCGAGAATCACCTCATCATCGTCGAGGGAAAACCCTACGCTCTCAAGCTGGTCTGAAGCCGGAACACGAACAACTGTGCCAGCAGAGATGGTTCGATCCCCACCCTGAGATAATATGATCGTCTCATCGGTTCCGTGATCATTGGCAAACTGCTGACTTGTAAGATTAAATCTTACATGGTTTGTGAGTGTATCGATCGATGAATAATTCACGATCTCGATATTTGATGTTCCGCGACCGACAATTATAGCTCCCGAAGTGGGGAATCCTGTGGCTGCGTTCCCGTTTACAGAAGTCGAACCGGCAGCAGCTCCCGAAAGGCCGCTATAAACTTCAGTTTCGACTTTAGTTATTGCCGAGTCACCCAAGGTCACTGTGGTTGAAGCACTTGCCGCTAATCTCTTCTCAAGTCCGTATTCTAAAGCCCTGTTCTCAAGATCTTCGCCATCGATATTGTCGATCGAATACCCTCGAATAATTTCGAGCATTTGAAAATACTGTTCATCATCTTCTTGAGCAGCCGCCTCTAACATCAAAGTCCATACCGAACCATAATTGATGTCGTTGAGCGGAGTTGAAGATATGAGACGAGCAAGCATGTCACTCATAATCTCGGTGTATGTTCTCGGTGCAAATATAGCCATCGTTTAACCCTGTGCTGGAATGAAGACCGGAACTGTTACCGGCTGGTCAACACCTTTAAGCTTCAATAAAAGATTAATTAATGAAGTATTTCCTTCTTGTTTTATATCAGAATATATAATTGATTCAACTCTAACATCAGAAGAGACGCTAGTCCTAATCTGGTTTAGTACCGTTTTAGGATTTGAAACCTTTTGGCCAATACCTAAATCGGTTCCAATTCCCGGATGACGTTTTAAAGAACCGATCTCAAAGAGGATTCTTAAAAGAATCGACTGTGCAACATTGTGCGACCCGTTGACGAGTTTCATATCTGATGGGCCTGTGATAATGATATCAAAATCATCATCTAAAAGAATATCGCTGCCAAAACTCTTTTCGACTTCAGACTTATTGTCGTCGATCGGGTAAGTCTTTAGAGTTCTCTTCACACTGGCTATCGGAGTATTCGTTCCGGTCTGTGGGATATAGCACTGGTCTCCAGGTCTCAGAACACCTCTTACTCTCGGATTAAATTCATCGACCTTGTCTGGATCTACATATGGGTGAACTAGATTGTTCAGAACAACTATGTCCCTAAATCGATCGACATTGCCGAGATATAAGGCCGCGAGCTTTTCAATTGTTTGACCACCTTCAATAATGACAATTCTCGCCCTACTACTTTTAACAAAACCAAATTTGGCACGAGCAGTATTTTTAGCTTTTAAATTTTCTCTACGAATCTCAGAGATCCGTTCATCGACTGCCTTCGCTTCTTTAATAGCTCCACTGTTTAAGAGCTGGCTCTTCTCTGCTATCGCAGCTTCTAAGACTTTAGAGTTTCCCTTCTTCACCTGACTTGCATCAGCCTGATTATAAATCGACTCATATTGGTTCTGAATAGCTTCGATCTGAGACATCTCGAATAATTCACTTTCTTCGAGGATCTTATCCATCTCTTTTCTAAGTCTATAGAGAGCATTGACCGCTTGATACTCTGAATAAACCAGAGCTTTATTTACCAACAATTGAGCCTCTTTTTTACCTGCGAATCTTACAAACGGAGACACATCTATACCTGCAAGGCTTGATGCATAAAGGGCCGTGTCTTCTATCTTCTGCCGCAACTCTTCAGCCGCTTTAAACGATAGATCGGCGTCTTCACTGATTCCATGAGCGTCACGGAATGAGGCTTTATTGATCTTGTCTCCGAGATCAGTCAACCGAGTTGAGTTCATTATTTTTATAAATCTTGAAAAATCTCTCACAGGCTTAAATATGGTATTTCTTATATCACGCTCTGCGCGTTCTAAAAATCCAACCGCACCTTCAGCTATCTTAACGAGATAATCAATCGTGTCTCCGGTGAGTTTTATTGCAGCGTCCAGGTCAGAACCAAAAGACCCGGCAGGTTCGCCTTTAGCTATACCTATGGCTTTTAAAGCTATGGTGTAATCATACATCATAGGTTTTCCGGCACTTCTTCTCATGGTAAATTTTTGTGGCTCAACATAAAGATATTCGCTATCTCTAAAATTCTGCCAAACCAGTCTTAATTCACCGTCCGATGCATTCGGGTCTCTTCTCTTCTGCTCGACATATGCTCGAAAATACGATCTCAGTTCTTGGAACTCAGCGAACCCAGATCGACCGGCAGAAAAGATTGGTCTGCCATCAAGCGGATTAGCTCCAGCGTCTTTTCTCTTAGGGCTTACTCCGGTCGTTCCAGATATATTAATATCTTTAAGAGTCGTGCCTTGATGCTCAACTAAAACCCCAGAAAAAGTTGGAGTAACTTCGATCGCAAAAATTTCATCTTGAGTGAGGTCTTGAGGGTTTATTTGGAGAATAAATTCTTTCCAATCATCTCCAGCATCTACGGGCGTCCCATCCTTGACGCGAACAACCTTGAATCCGTAACCGAGAGATTCGCTCCAATTTTTCTTCTCAAATGTATTTGAAACAGATTTGTATCTCTCTGGATAAGGAGTCGCATTCCCCTTATCTAACGAGGTCGCGTTATCGATGAACCCCTTTATGTCAGATGCTAAATTAGCGAATCCCATAATCCACCTATACCAACGGAACGTTTGAAGCCGTTAACGGGCCCGGAGTTGGCGTGACACTGTTTGTTCCAGAAATAGTTACTGTCAATAATAATGTAGCCTCTCTAAATTTAACAGGGAATAACGAGTCTTGAGCATTTGCTACCGGAGGTGCTGATACCAACTCAGCTAATTTGGCTTTCCCTGCCTCTATCGAACTCACGTCTATAATCGCTGAAGCGACCGCACTGAATGTGGTCGCAGGGCTTGACGGAGGAATAAATGTCAAAGGAGCGACCACGATCGCTGATGCCAGAAGAGCTTGTTCCCAGGCGTCTGCAAACCCATCTATACCCGCGCTCGGGCTAGTAGTGGGGCTTAGAGCATCTAAAGCTGAGACTAATGCCGCCTGTGCAAATGTAAAAACAAAATCAGTTGGGACCAAAGCATCGGGGTCCGGTTCTATATCAGTGATCCGTTCTGCATACCACCCAGCGAAGTTATCACCTCCACCCGACGAGACTTTAGGCTGGTCTTCGAGAGAATCCTTCCAAAGTTGTAAAGGATCAACTGTCAACTACACCCCTCCAGAGATCGTATCAATCTCACCTTTTATTTTTGTCAGCTTCGTTATTGCAGTTCCAGCGTCAGTTACTCGACTAGGGTTTAAAATCCCTGGACCTACAGTGGTTGACACATATGTAGAAGCGGCAGTCGATTCTCCCTGTAAATATGTAACCACTTCACCGAGAGCTTCAGATATTTTTGCCAGCAATTCGATCCCAGAAGTTCCAAATCCGACCTTTGCTTTATTCAAACTGAGTGTGGCTCCGAGAGCCGTTTTTATTTCAGCACTGTCGGCAGTTCCATCGTAGGTGACTTTAAGACCAGATCCGAGTTCATGAGTTATCTGTGCAGCAGCTTTTAAGTAAGAAGTCTTTAATAGGGAATCGTTTATATCGATAAACAGATCACCATTATTTTTCCATTCGATCTTGGATCGGTTTGGAGTGATAGCTAAAGGATTTTTAGGGGCACCTTTTTTCGTTGGGTCTTTTTGACCGATGTGTGAAACGGTGAGGTTTGCATCTTTATCTACTATGAATTCATAACCGTTGAACTCATATCTCTCAAATTCACCCATAGCGCGAGTTGGTTTAATATAGTCTGGATTTTCACTTATCCTCGTGTGCTCGTCCGATCCTATGATAACTGGAAACTCTGCATCTCCTTTTATAAAAGTACACCAGACAAACTCTCCATCTTTATCTTCATCCCAGGTTTTATTATTATTGTTTTTTCTTTTAGCTATGCTCTGAGGATCGATATTTTCAACACCGTGTCGAACCCGAACATGGTTTGAGAAAATCCCACCAGATCTGCTCAAGTCTATAACTCCAGGATAGTCCTGACCTTCAACTCGAACAACGTACTCTAAACGCCCAGTTAAATTCTCAGAGTCATCGGGATAAGTCACAGACTGGACATAGCCGCGATAAAGGCCGAAGAATTTATAGTGACCATCAGTTCCCTCGTCTATTGAACTAAGGACACCTGCTGGAACCACGCCACCATCTGGAGTAAATCTCATTTAACGTCCTTCATTAGTCTTGGCTAAATAACCCTGGTCAAAATCGTTATCCGTTTGACCATTATCGATATCTTCAACATCTATAAATGGGTTTTCAGAATTATTAAACTGTCCCATCGTAACGGTCCATTCAGTTTCCCATTGACCAGGAAACTTCCAAGTATGTGAATAGCCCTGAACATAATAAAACTTCTTGTCTTTATTTCTTGGAGATGAGATCGATAAGACGCTACCAAGCTGTGCGAGAATATTCCCAATCGACGTTATAGAACCTGTATCGTAAAGATGATTAAAA